AAAAATAAGTCCTGAATTTATTGCTTGGTATGATACTAACAAAACTATCATAAAACAGGAGTTAGACAGAATCTATGCAGAAATGCCTGACCCTAATGATGAAGGAGAAAAACCAAAAACAACAGGACGTACTAGAAATAAAAATAGAAGTCCTTATCAATTATGGCTAATAGAAAACAAAGCAATATTAGATATTGAAGACAAAATTGAAAAATATGAAAGCTTGATTTAATGGGAAAATATAGTGAATTTAGTACTGGAAACACCAGTGCAATATCAGACCAATCAGGATATACAGCTCCAATAATTAATGAATACACTACAGAAGAAACTAATGCTGTTGCTTTAGACATTTTAAAAAGTAAAGAGTTTGCAGACGTAGCAAGGCGTTACTACAGTACAACTTATTCTATGTCTACTATGACAGGTAAAGACCCTTCTACAATGACACAAGATGAATTAATTAGAACATTTTATGAAGACCGAGTGTATGCCAACAATAATACAATAGGTATAAGTGCAGATTTAAAACACGCTATGTCGGCAACTGAGCAAGAAAAAAATGATTTTGCATATCTAAGTAATTTGTATGCTAACTTACCTAGTTTTTGGAATGATGAAAACAGAAGTTTCGGACAGTGGGTATATGATTATGGTGGTGCATTACTTTTAGACCCAGTAAATGTAGTTGGGTTTGGTGTTGGTGGACAAGCTGCAAAAGTAGCTTACAAAAAAGCATCAACGGAAGCATTAAAAGGTTTAGTTAAGAAAGAAATATCTAAAGAAGTTTTTGAAACCATAGCTAAAGAAGCAAGTAAAGAAGGTTTACAACAAGCTGTGATTAGTGGTGCAGTTAAGACAGGTGCTCTCAATGCTGTCATTGCTGGTGCACACGATACCATAATTCAAAACACTGAATCCGAAGTTGGTATTTCTGACGGCTATAGTTTAAAACGAGGTGCAGTTTCAACAGCATTTGGTTTTGGTTTAGGAACAGTGTTTGGTGGTGTTTTTTCAGGTGTAGGTTTTACACGTAAATTATCGAAACTAAAAGGACGCTCAAGAGAAATTTTAGAAAACCAACATCTCTACGGTAAAGACATAGACGGAAAAACAATCATACAAGCCAATGGCAAAAAAGCTCCTAAAAGTTTAACTGGAAATCAATTAGCAAGAGCCATAGAAGCAGACATTGATGATAAATTAAATCTTGAAGCAGTCAAAAATGGTAAGAGAGATGTTGATAGTATTATTGAAATTTTAGAAGAGCCATTTCATATAGCTCCAAGAGGTAAGCCACCTAAAACAAAATTTAATACTGAAGAAGGTGTTATTAAAAGAGAAAGCACAGCTCGTATTATTGCAGATGATGCACAAAGATTGGATGATATAGACAATATATCTAATGATGATTTAATTAATATTGCTGACCAATGGGCGTTACGAGCAGATAAAGTAGAAGAAGCTTTTGAATCTATAAAAAAATTTGGTGGTAAAGAAGGTGAGCTGTTAATTAAACAAGTATTAACTGGTTTTAGACATACAGTAATGCAATACGAAACAATGTACAAGTTATCAAGAGAACTGAATGACTCTCTATTGCCTGAAGCTGATAAATTAAAATTAATTGAAAAAATAAATGCCATACACAATTCTGCGGTACAAAATTTATCTGACGTAAAAGCAGCAAGAGGAAGAGCTGGACAGTTGTTACAATCAATGGGAATTGCTGGAGACAGTGCTGGTTTTAAATCAATAGTTGATGTGAACTCTCCTGACTTTGCAATGAATTTAAAAAAGATTGAAGGAAATAGTAGAGAGTTTTGGGAAAGCTTTGGTAAACTAGAAGACCCAGCACAACGAGCTTCAGCTTTAGAAAATGCTATGAAGTATGAGAAATGGGATATTGCTAACCAGTTTATAAACAATAACTTATTATCTTCTCCTGACACTACTTTCTTAAATGTGTTATCAGGATTAGCAAACTCACAATGGAAACCAATGGTGATGATATTGCGTTCAGGACGTTTGTATGTAAATAAAGCAACAAGAGATAGAGCGTATGAAACTTTTCAAGAAGGATATAAAACTTATCTATATCAAATTTCATACACCTTAGATGCTTTAAAGGCTGCTAGAAAATCCATGTATAGAGGAAATCCAATATTAGACCCACGCCAAACAAAATTTGACTCACAAGTTAGACAAGGTGCTTTAGAAAAATGGGTAGAAGCATGGGGAAGAACACTTGGGGGTGAGCTTGGTGCAAAAGTGGCTAAACCTATTGGAGTAACGTTGGGGATGCCAATGCGTATTGTTGGTGCATCAGATGAATTTTTAAAAACTATGATGTTTAAGGGCAGAGCTGCTGCTGCAATAGATGTACAAATTAAAAAACAAAACCCTGAAATATATACAAATAGAGCTGAGTACCACAAAAAATTCAATGAAGAAATGGCAAGATATATTGATGAAAATGGTAGAGCTACAAGTCAGTATAGATTAAAAGGCAGAGGTGACTCTACTAATATTAATGACCCATTACAATATGCACGTGAAGGCTCATACACACAAAGTTTAGAAGGACAAGGAGCTGGTGCAGCAATTCTAGCATTTGCAGAAAGAAACAAATGGGCTAGAGCATTAGGCTTACACTTTATTTCAACACCAACAAATTTATTGCGTTGGAATTTTCAACATTTTCCATTTTTAGGTAAATACCAATTTCAAATGAAAAGAATGTTAGCAAAAAATAATGATAAAAGTAGTCCTGATTTTGGTAAATATTTAAACCCTGAAGCTGCTGCCGAAGCTAAAGCTCGAATGGATGCTGGTTTGTTATTATGGGGGTCAGCTTTTGCGGTAGCTAGTATGGGAATAATAACTGGCGGTGGCTCACAAGACCCAATAGTTAGAAAAGAAAAAGAAAAATTAGGCTGGCAACCCTACTCAATTAAAGTTGGTGACAGATATATTTCATTTAATAGATTAGACCCTATCTTCTTACCGTTTGGAATTATGGCAGATTTGTTTCAATACACAGATGAAGTAAAACAAACTGGTAATGATATGCCTAGAGATAAAGCTAATTTAATGACAGAAATAAGTGTTGCTGCTTTAGTGTCTATCACTCGTAACATGACTTCAAAATTTTATACAAAAAGTGTTTTAGATTTAGCTAATACATTTTTAGATGGTGGTTTTGCATACTCAAACAATCCTGAGAAAAAAGCTGCAACTATTGGGGGACAGTTTGCAAACAAAATTAATCCATTATCAGGTTTAATTAGATACGTAAAGAGAGTTACCGATAAAGAGCAACGAGAGCTGAGAACTATGACGGATAAATTAATTGATACTAGTCCGTTCCATTGGCAACGTAGTGGTTTAATGCCACAACGCAATGTCTTTGGTGAAATTGTAAGACAAAAACGTGGCTGGTTATTTGGTATTGGTGGTAAAGACGGTTTATGGTCTTCACCTTTTGCTATGACTAATTTTGAATCAGATGAAGTTACACGAATTATACGAGATATGGACATAGAGTACACACCACCTTCTCGAAAAGATAATATTACAAAAATGAATCTTGATGAAATTCGCTATGAAAATCAGACAGCTTATGATTTTTGGATGATGAAAACAGGCGAAGAAGTTATTAATGGCAAGACTTTAAAACAATCTATTGAAAGTATAATACTAAATCCAAAAGACCCTTTGTTTGCTTTCTTAAAAAGACTGCCTAAAGAAAACGTTTATGATGAAAGAAAGCTGGCAATACAAACTTACATAATGCAACAAATAAGAATATACCAAGATTACACACTAAAAAAATATTTACAGCGTCCAAAAGAATTTGGACAACCTGTTCGCTTCCCTCAACTTGTGGATGAGATTAAGAAGCAATTTGACACAAAATTGTTGTATTACAATAGATTATAAAAGTCCCCTTCTTAGAAGAGAAAACCCAAACATAAAGGATAAAACATGGCTAATTCGTTCGTACGATATACAGGCAACGGAAGCACGACCGCATACGCTGTGCCTTTCAGTTATCGTCTTACTACAGATGTAACAGTAACTATTAATGGTGTCACAAAAACTGTGACTTCAGATTATACTTATAACTCTGCTGGTACTCAAATAACATTTACTTCTGCTCCAGCATCTAACGCTGCAATAGAAATTAGACGTACTACCAGCCAAGCTTCAAGATTAACTGACTATGCTTCAGGCTCAGTACTGACTGAAGATGACCTTGATACAGATAGTACACAAGGGTTCTTTATGTCTCAAGAAGCGATTGATGATGCTGGTGATAAAATTAGTTTAGACAGTGCTGACTTCCAATGGTCCGCAAACTCAAAAAGAATTAAAAATGTTTCGGACCCTACTAGTGCACAAGACGCAGCTACTAAAAACTATTTAGAAAACACA